GCCCCGTTTTTATATCTGCGACCCACTTCTCGGCCTTGCAGACTGCGTCTGCCGTGCCGAGTTTACTTAGTCCAGGGACTGCCATCGCTAGATACTCTTCGCGAGTCTCCACAAACGATCCTTTCGCAAGGCGTGTCAGTTCATCGACTCCGTAGGCGATGGCTGACGAGTCTTCGCCGATAAATGTTACGTTGTCCTGCGCCGATATTAAGTTGCGGATCGCAACGTCAACCGCCGTGCCGCGCTCCGCTGCCGAGCTTGTTCCGTTTGCGCCCTCAAAGAGAGCGCACTCGGCGAGTTTGGGAAGACTGCTAGGTGATATTTCCTTACTCATTTGTTTGCGGCCCTCCACTCGATAGCCGTATTTACAAACTGATCGACGCGAAGCGCAACGCGCTCCAGATACTCTGGCGCGCAGTCGCGCCAAGTCTGCTCGCTTGTTAGCACTCCGCGAGCAAGCAAGAACTGGTTGACCGCGCCTTCGTGCTCTGCGAGCCGTGCTTGCCATCCGACCATTTCGTCGGTTACGACTATATGGTTCGGCGTTGCAACGGCCTCGAATAGATGCGCGACCGATGCCCACTCCAGCGGGAGTTCCTCTGCGAGTCCGCTTCGCGTCTTAGCATCGTAGGCTGCCGAGTGCGTGGTCAACAAGATGCGTTCCTTGCCGCCGACGCCTTTGCCTTTTCCGCTGTCAGTTGAAACAACTTTAGTTTTGAATCTTAAAAACCAAAGCTCGTCAGCCCATTCTTTTACAAGTGGAGAACATTTTTTGCTCATACGAAGCTCGTATCTATCATACGAAGCCATCATATCTGGTGGCTGTGTAGGCTTAACGTGCGAGTGAGCAATAATGACAACATTTTTCCCGCAATAAATTAATTCATCAAGACTTGATAGCAGTCGGCTTAACCACTCAGCAACGATCACTTCGCCCTTGCCATATCCAAAGTCTTCAATGGAAGTCTTTTTATATTGTTCGCAAATCGCTTCCCTAATAATGTTCTCAACTCGGTCAGCAGAATCGATTACTATTGTTTTTTGTGGTTCGTCTTTTGTGGCTATAATTGCCGCCTTGAGTTCGTTCCATAATTCTATTTTTCTGTCTGGCTTTGTTTCAAGCTCCCATCTTAGCACGTTAATGCTGTTACTGCCATTTTCTACGTCCAAGAACAGCGGCCTGGGGAACTTGGCCGCGAATGTTGATTTTCCTACGGATTCGACTCCGTAGAGTACTACGCGCTGGGCGCGTGTTTGTTTTCCTTTTGTTATTTTCATTTTCTATTTTCCTTTTTGTTGTGCTGCGAATACGGCCACAGCGAGTGCCGCCCACGAATGGGACTTTATGCCGTAGGTTGGCCCCGGCTGGGCCTTTGTTCCCTGCGGCCCGACTTTGTCGATCAAGGCTTGGCGAATGTTCGCGTCCTTGGCTCGCATTGTGCCACAGAGAAAAAGTTTGATATCTTTCCTAAAAATTAATTCAACGTCCACTCTCGCAACTTCGATGAATCGCCCGATCCAGACGCACGTTTCAAAGGTGCTTGCGCCCACAGCCATGCCGTAGCTGGCTATCATCTCGATAGCGCACCTTGTATACTCCCGACCGATCAATACTTGCCGCATCTCCTCGTTTGGAATGTGACCGTGGTCGATCACTTTACCGTTGTGGAATTGGACAAAGGCCGAGTGTGTTGTGCCGGGATCAATCGCGAGATTCATATTTTAACCCCCTCCGTCCACTCATAGTTATTATTTAGAAAGTAATTCATTGATTCTAATATTTTTTTTGCAAGCAATAGATCAGCGTATGTCGTCGCCTTTAACCTAAATGACTTGTATGATTTCTCTGGTGTAAATACAGGATCTAGTTCGACAACTGTGGCATTTATTTTATTTTCCCAAATTCTTTTTTGCATTACGTGCGTCCATCTATCAATTTTTATATGTCGGTATTCGCACCCACCATCAAACCCAAAGCCGTGATTTTCAATTTGATCTTGCTGTGCTTGTGTTTGAATCACCAGATCCCAATTTACAAGATCAGGATTCTTTGGAGAGAACTTTGCTGCAAAGTACCTTGCATTCATATTTCAATGCCTTGGTTTTGATCTTGTCTGCTGGGAGTGAAAGAACGTCGCAAATTCCTTGGAATGCTTTAGATCGTATGAAGTGCAACGCTGTGTCCCTATCGATCTCTTGGTGGGCGTTTAGCTGTTTGCTCACAAAGACCTTTTCGCTCCGCAGGTCTTCAACGGCCTGCTCGATCATTCCGCACAGAAGGCTTCGGGTAAACTCGCATTCTGCGTCATGTTGTTCTTCGGGGGTCATTGTAATTAATTCCAAAATTGATTTTGTGTTTCAAGCCCTGGCCTTGTTGTGTGTTTGTAGTTTGACTTTACGCCAACTCCGCATAACTCCGAGCAATTCTTGCATTTCCCTGCAAATGTTCTTTTATTAAACTTGCTCGTTAATGTTTTTTTGCCGTTGAATAAGGTTTTAGAAACATTTACAATGCCATCAATCACAAGTTTATTTTTTAAACTTGGTCTAAATATAGTATCAATCACTGGTTCATTTTTAAATAACTCATTTTGAATTTGGTGCAAATTTAAGCCAGTTTCATTTTTAGTATTAAAATCACATGATACTATTCTTAGGACTGACTTTAAATGCTTTTCCAGTCTTTTGAATTGAGAAATTGATCTATACATTATTTCTGGAGTGTCGAGAGCCGACACGGATGAGTTGATACAAATATTTAAACGGGAAAGCCACGCTATCTGCTGGTCGCTTAAAAGCGTCCAATGTCTTGTAATTATCACTATCTCTTTATTGCAGGTTTTTAATTTGTCTAAAATATTAATACAATGCTGCCAATTTTCAGAAGGATCTCCACTGCATCCTATTCTAATAAACTTGGCTTTTGAATGATTTATTTTTTTTAATATTTCAATTTCATGCCAATATCCATCAAACCCCCTTAAAACTGTTTTCGAAAAATCATATCCGTATAGTTTTGCTGACTTTGCCGCATAACAATCACCATAACAACCCCCTAGTTCATTTCTCATCCCGCTCTCACACCCCATGCTCGTGTCTATGCAATAAACCCCGCGAGAATTAAGGTTTAATGATATTATGTTTGAGTAGCTTTTCATTATAACCTCCCGACTGAAGGGTATAGGTCTTTAATTTTAGTTGGATCACCCTTGTAAGCAACTATGATTTTTTGCTCGCGTTTAGGAAATTTCCTGTAATTTAGTGTCCGTTTAGCATGAGCAAGCCGCGTAAATTCACATTCAAGGTAAATGATTTTATTGTAAACCATTAACCCCTCGTTTTTAAAGAATAACTCATGCTCAGACTCGCAGCAATAATATCCGCCATCTTTATCTCTGCTATCGCCAGTCATTACAACAAAAAAACAATTTTCATTTAATGAATCAATAGCATTTCTATATCCAGAAAAAAGTAAATTTCTAAAGGTTTCATAATCTGGAAGAGTGTTTAATTCACCCTCTGGAGGCTTTCCATCATAATCAAGATATTCCTCAACCTTGTAATATGGAGGGCAAGTAAAAACTAGATCTGATTTGTGGCTCGGTTTGTAGATCGAACTATCGCTGTGCGTCCAAATTGCTTTCCCCTTTAATTCACCGCATATCAAATTATTCGCATCACATTGGTTTTTTCTAATTTCACTTGATTCGTAATCATATCCATAATGCCCTGACACAAATCCAAATTGGACGCCTCCGCCAAATGGATTGAAAACTCGTTTCCCGTTCGCTGGCATAAAGAAACGAAGGATAACCTCACACGCTACTGGATCTAAAACAGAGGCGTTTCCATTGTGTGATTTTTCCGAGTTTGTTTTTATTATGCCGTCCTCAACTTTATGCGTTGTAAATACAACATTTGACATACCGCTGCTCCCTTGCCAGCAACCGTCACGGGTTGCATACTTTGGATTTTTAACTGATGCCTTTTCACCAGCTCCTTCAATTAGCGCATTCCATTCTCTTTTTAATTTTAGCCATCTTCCGCTTATTGAGTTCCACACATTGCACATTGTAATGTGTGCGAGAAGTTTAAATCTAGCTTGCTCGTCTGAGCCTAATATCATATAAGCATATCCAGACATTTCTAAGTAAGTTCTAAAGCCCATGCTCTCAAAAAATTTAGGCGTTTCAAATTTACTTTTTGGATTTGTTGTAATAAATGCTGGATAATGGTTTTTATTGTGTGAAACAACCTCTGCCGTCATTTCTGAATAAAGATCATAAGAGAAGAACTCAGGCTTAATCGTAGATTGAAGCAAGCAAAACTCTTTTATCTCATGGTTGTTTTGAAATGTGAAAAAGCCAGCGAACTCATCATTGACTTTAACCAGCACCGCAGAGTGTATCTGCATATTTTTTCTTGCTGCTCGATATGCTATACCGTCATCGAGGGCTAGTTTTGCCACATCCGCCTCAAATCCTGACCCAATAATCGTCTCAAGATAAATAAACTCTTTTTTATCTTCAAATAAATTGCGTTGTTCTGTTTTTTTCATTTTTATGTTTCCTGTTTTTTGTTTTTGCTTCATTTCCGCTCCCTGCGGATCTGGCGGTTCATCCACCAGCGGCGAGACTTTTCGGTCTCGCTGTGGGCTTTGAGGTTTCCTAGGACGTAGCCCCCGACGAACGCCGAGGTGCAGCAGACGGTGAAGAGAATTAAGAATGTTAGTGGTTCCATATATTTTAGATTGGGAGGTTGTCGATGCTAGTGCGAACACCGTCGATTAGAATTTCTGCGCTTGAGTCGTCTTCGTGGCCTTCGGCGTCCTCTGCTGCCCATACTAGACCATTTGATTCTACCCAGTTGCGACCCAGATCGTAATCTAGGCAGGTTGCAATGTCATTGGCTCCGCCGATTGTGCGGCTTGTTCCATCTGTGAATTTGATTTCGATTTTCATTTTTTGTTTTCTGTTTTGTTTCTACGTCGGTGGGGTCATCCCTCGTTCGATGTGCAAACAATCCTCAATATCATTTGAGATTAAAAGAAAATAATTCGCGAAGTGCGAAAATAAATCTGTGGAAAAGTCTTTACATACGCGCTCAACCAATGCCCACGCGCATCTGCGGGCTTTTTTATTTTGAGATCGGTCGGTATAATTTTACCTCGCGAACACCTTGATTGGTCTGTATAGTTGCTTTTTTTGCTTCAAGTGTTCCCTTTCCAACGGCTGTTTGAACCCGGCAATTCACCGATGCAATCGTAAGTTTTGACTCGGATGCAATAGTGCGAAGGCTCTTCCATCCTTGCTCCGCAAGCTCTTCCTCGCTTTCAACTTTTGTTGCATCGTAGAAAGCTGACCAGGCTTTGCTTAAATTGGCAACAGCCACGGATGATTGATTTTTCTTTCGCATAGATTTACGGTGATCGAGTTGTCCTTGTAATAGCCGAACGCGAAGCCCTGCGACCAAGCGAATGTTGCGCGGCGCGTGCTCGCGTATTCCATGTCGAAACGCGCCAGCATTCCCACGCAATATCCGCTTGCGCCGTCGAGCGTGCGTGCGCGTTCCCACCCGACTCGGTGTAGGTGAGCCATCACGCATTGGCCGTATGTCTCTGCGTGGTCGCGGATGGCTTGCGTGTTGTAAAAATAACCGTGGGTAAATTTGCATCCGCCTAGCTCGTAAAAGCTCCGAATGTGGTATGGATACAGTCGCGCCTTGAGTTCCTTTGCGGTTTTTTCAATCGCTTGGATGGTCAGCGTAGCGGCGTGAGCCGCAAGCGCGTTTGGCGAGGCGGCGAGTTTGTAGAGTCTGGCCTCATGATTTCCAAATAAAATATGTTGCGGACGTAATTCGTGCAGAAAATCAATGCCAGCGGAAAGGTCGTCCGAGATACTCGCGGCGCGGTCGCTTGAGTTGGGATCGGAGATAGCACCGGAGCGGAAGGCGGCAAGGTCTAGGAAGTCGCCTAGGTGAATTGTCATGTCTGGTTTCCAGCGTTCCTTGAACACGAGAACGGCCTTGCGTGCCTCTGGGTCGATCTGGTCGCCATGAGAGCACCCAACTGCCATCCATTTTTTCCAACCTTTCATGTAAGCTCTGGAATGTTTCGGCTGGTTCGTTGCTCCCAAATCCAAGCGCGGACGGCCTCCATCGTGTCCACGTCGAGCTTTGCAAATTCGCCGCTCTCGTGCTTTAAAGCGGAGCGAAGCTCTTGGTCTATGTCATCCACTAGGATGAGAATATCAAGGGCTTTGCAGGCCACCTCGTGCTCGTATCGCTCGGTCTCGTTAAATTCAAGTGTTAGTTTCATGCGTCTTCGTCCTCCTCTTCTTCTTCTGCGTCTGGAAATAAAATGCTGAACGAGTCTCCC